CGAGCGCATGCTGTGGGGCTTGGGTCTGTCCGGTAATGCGTTCAAGAAAGTGTATTACGATCCGGCACTACAGCGCCAGACATCTGTCTACGTTCCTTCAGAAGACGTTGTTGTCCCCTACGGTGCGTCGCATATCCAGACCGCCGAGCGTGTCACGCATGTCATGCGCAAGACGGAGAACGAGCTAAAGAAGCTTCAGGCGGCGGGCTTTTACAGGGATTTGGACTTAGGCGAGCCGCAGAACACCCTTGATGAAGTCGAGAAGAAGATCGCGGAGAAGATGGGCTTCCGCGCCTCGACGGACGATAGATATAAAGTCTTGGAGATGCACGTCGATCTCGATCTGGAAGGATACGAGGATACCGACGAGGACGGGGAAGCGACCGGGATCGCGCTGCCATATGTGATTACCATTGAAAAGGGAACACAGAATGTCTTGGCCATCCGTCGCAACTGGCATCCAGAAGATAAGAACCGGGCTAAACGTAATCACTTCGTACATTACGCTTATATTCCGGGATTCGGATTTTACGCGCTTGGCCTTATTCACCTTATTGGTGCTTTTGCTAAGTCTGGTACTTCTATTATTCGCCAACTTGTGGATGCAGGAACACTCTCTAACCTTCCCGGCGGGTTCAAGACCAAGGGTCTGAGGGTCAAGGGTGACGATACCCCCATCGCTCCCGCCGAATTCCGCGACGTTGACGTGGCCAGCGGCACGATCAAGGACAACATCATGACGCTCCCGTACAAGGAGCCGTCTCAGGTTTTGTATACGCTTCTCGGCACTATTGTTGAAGAAGGTCGCCGCTTCGCGTCTGCCGCTGACTTGAAGGTCAGCGACATGTCGGCCCAGTCGCCGGTTGGTACTACCCTTGCTATTCTAGAACGGACGTTGAAAGTGATGTCCGCCGTTCAGGCGCGCATTCACTACGCAATGAAGCAGGAGTTCGTCCTGCTTCGGGATATCATCCGCGACTACACCCCGGATGAATATGACTACGAGCCGGTGGACGGAACGCCGCGCGCCAAGAAGACGGACTATGACCTCGTTACCGTCGTTCCCGTGTCGGACCCCAATGCTGCGACCATGGCGCAGAAGGTTGTGCAGTATCAGGCTGTCATGCAGATGGCCGAGAAGATGCCGCAGATTTACGACCTCCCTTACCTGCACCGGCAGATGCTGGAAGTGCTGGGCGTCCATAACGCCGCCAAGCTGGTCCCGATGGAAGACGACCAGAAGCCGACGGACCCGGTGTCGGAGAACATGGCTATCCTTAACGGGAAGCCAACCAAGGCGTTCGCATACCAAGACCATCAGGCGCACATCACTGTCCATGTCTCCATGATGCAGGACCCGCTGGTGGCCGAACTGTTGGGGCAGAACCCGCGTGCGCAGGCTATCGGCGCTGCCATCGCTTCGCATATCGCGGACCACATGGGCTTTGAGTATCGCAAGCGGATCGAAGAAGCTGCTGGTGTCCCGTACCCGCCGCCCGATGCGGAGATGGACGAGACGACAGAACTTAACGTCTCCCGCATGGCCGCTGCTGCTGCGCAGCAGGTTCTGCAAGCCGCCCGCGCTCAGGCCGCCCAGAAACAGGCTGCCGCTGCCCAGCAGGACCCGGTGGTCCAGATGCAACTGGAAGAGATCAAGATCAAGGCCAAGGAAGCCGAGATCAAGGAGAAGAAGCTACTCATCGACGGCGCTACGGCCAAGGACAAGCTGGATGTGGAACGCCAGAAGCTGGCAGTGACGGAACGCATTGCCGGGATGAAGGTTGGGGCGGACGTGGCTTCCAGCAAGGCTGAACTTTCTCTGAAGGAGAAAGAAGCGTCTCTGCGCATGGGCGTCGATATTGCCCGGGAAGGCTCCAAAGAAAACCAGACAAAGGCCCAGCAGGAAGAAACCCGGCGCAACACCGTGGCGCAGCGGATGTACGACTCCCACGAGAAAGAAAGAGACCGCGAAGCCGCATCAGCGGCGGCGAAGGACAAACCGAAGCCGGAGAAGAAGGGTAAATGACGGACTTTGAAATCTACCTGATCGACAGGATCAAGGAAGAACGCAGTAAAATGACCGAAAGTATGGCGCGTGGCCACGGGAAAACACTGGAAGACTACCGGTATGCCGTCGGCATCGTGCGCGGGTTGGACGTTGTGACGAGCTTTATGATCGACTTTAACGAAGCAAGGAAAGAAGACGACGATGAGTGATGGACCGGTGTTGGTCGTGGATAACGGAGAAGAAGTAAAGAAGCCTGAAGAGAAGGGGTCGCAGCTTCCTGCCCCCTCCGGGTACCGCATTTTGTGTGCTGTGCCGGAAGTAGAGAAGGAAACTGAAGGCGGGATTGTTAAGGCTGACATCACCATCCAGCACGAAGAGCTTCTGACTACTGTGCTATTCGTAGTCGCTCTCGGTCCCGACGCCTACAAGGATACGGCTAAATTCCCGTCTGGTCCGTGGTGCAAAGCCGGTGACTTTATTCTTTGCCGTCCGCACGCCGGTACCCGGGTGCAGATTCACGGCAAGGATTTCCGCCTGCTCAACGACGACAGCGTCGAAGCGGTCGTGGACGACCCCAGAGGGTACAAGCGTGCTTAGTGAGAAGCGCAAAGCATATTTGGCTGTGTGGCGGGAGAAAAACCGGGACAAGACCCGGGCCGCACAGGCTAAATATTATAAAGCAAACAAAGAGTTGTGCGATACGCGTGTTGTTGAATGCACCAAGAAAAAATCTGCGTATTACACAATGAAAGCTCAGGTGTGGCAAAGAGCCAACCCTGAAAAAGTTAAGAGCATCCGTAAGAAGTTCTACCGCAACCACAGCGGCAAGGAAATTGAACGCCAAATGCGGCGTCTCGGTCGTATTCGTCAGGGGCAGGATTTGATGACCCCTGCCGAATGGGCAGAAGTCGAAGGGATGTACTTGTTTTGTAAAATTTTTCCAAAGTTTGAGGTGGACCACAAAATCCCACTGAACGGAAAAACCGTGTCGGGGCTGCACGTGCTGGCTAACCTACAGGTACTTGAGCGAAGCACGAACAGAAGCAAGGGCAACAAGCTCTACGAGGAGTACGTAAATGGTTGATAAAACTAAAGAAAAGCCGGAAGAAGAATTCGAAATCGAGATCGAAGGCGAAGAAAAGCCAGTAGAGAAGGCTGAAGCCAAGAAGGACGAGCCGGATATCGAAGTTGAAGACGATACGCCGGAGATCGACCGCAACCGCAAGCCGGTGCCGAAGGCGGAAGTCGAAGAACTCGATAAGGACGAACTCAGCGAATACGAAGGCAAGGTTAAGCAGCGCCTTATCAAGGCGAAGCGCATCTACCACGACGAGCGTCGGGAGAAGGAGCGTGCTGCGCGGGAGCGTGACGAGGCGTTGGACTACGCCCGGCGCGTGATGGACGAGAACAAGCGTCTTAAAATCCACGCTGATGCGGGGCAGAAGGCTGTTCTTGAAACCCACAAGAACGCTGCGACGCTGGAGATGGACGCCGCCAAGCGGGACTTCAAGGAAGCGTACGAAGCGGGTGATTCGGACAAGATGGTCGCGGCGCAGGAGCGCATCGCTGCCGCCGGTTGGAAGCTCGGTCAAGTAAATTCTTTCCGTCCCCCTTTACAAACGGAAGAAAAAGAGGTAGAGCAGAAGAACGACGCACCTCAAGCCCCGCGTCTCGACCCTAAAACTGTCGCTTGGCAAGCCAAGAACACGTGGTGGGGGACCGACGAGGAGATGACCGCCCTAGCTTTGGGCCTTCATCAGAAGCTTGAGAAGGCGAACGGCAAACAGTACGTAGGTACTGACGAATATTGGGCCTCCATCGACAATACGATGAAGCGCCGCTTCCCCGAGTACTTCGAGGAAGAAAAGCCCGAAGAAGCCAAAGGCAAGGCTCCTTCGACGAACGGCACGAAACCCGCCACGGTAGTTGCTCCGGCTTCCCGCAGCACACCTTCCAAAAAGATCGTGCTGAAAGCTTCGCAACTCGCAATCGCAAAGAAACTTGGCTTGACTCCTCAGCAGTACGCTGTGGCGCAGCAGAAGTTGGAGAATAACTAATGGCCGAACCTAGACTTACTCGCGAACTTGAAAGCCGGACGGCGGTTGAACGCCCCAAGGCTTGGGCTCCTGCCGCTACGCTGCCGGAACCCGATAAAGAACCCGGTTATGCCTATCGTTGGGTGCGTATTTCCAGCTTCGGTCAATCCGACCCCCGTAACCTCTCCGGCAAAATGCGGGAAGGTTGGGAGCCGGTGCGCATCGAGGAACAGCCCAAGTTCCAGATTCTGACGGACCCCAATAGTCGGTTTAAGGACAATATTGAGGTTGCCGGTCTCCTTCTTTGCAAGATGCCGGTCGAATTCGTTGAACAGCGGACTGCTTACTTCACCAAGAAGAACAGCGATCAGATCGAATCCGTGGACAACAACTTTATGAGAGAAAACAACCCGAAGATGCCGCTTTTCAAAGAAGGAAAGTCGTCGGTGTCGTTCGGTAAAGGCAAATAATCAGGAGCTAAAACATGGCATATCCTACTGTTTCAGCGCCCTACGGTCTGGTGCCGATCAATTTGATCGGTGGTCAGGTGTTCGCAGGCGCTACCCGTCTAATCCCCATCACTTCGGCCTCCGCTACCGCCATCTATAATGGCGACGTGGTCAAGCTGACGTCGGCGGGTACTTTGGAGAAGGACGTCGGTACCGACGCAGCCACTCCGGTTGGCGTTTTCCTTGGTTGTTCCTACACGGACCCGACCTATGGTTTGACGTTCCGCCAGTACTATCCCGGTTCGATTACTGCTTCGGACATCACTGCCTTCGTGCAGGATGACCCCGACGCGCTGTTCAAGGTTGCTGTGGTTTCGGCCACCACGACCATCAGCGGCGTGGCCCAGACTTCCGTTGGTAACAACGCTATTCTGGTCCAGAACACCGGTTCTACCATCAACGGCAACTCCAAAGTCGCTGTCGGTGTCACTACTGGTACTACCAGCACCTTCCCCGTCCGTATCATTGACGTGATTAAGGAAACGGCCAATTCTTCGGGTTCTTATACCGAAGTGGTCGTGAAGTGGAACGCCGGTATGCATCAGTATCTCAACCCCACTGGCGTCTAAGAGGAGCTTTAACACATGGCTATTTCACGCGCACAACTCCTCAAGGAACTGCTGCCCGGCCTGAACGCTTTGTTTGGTCTGGAGTACGCGAAGTACGGCGAGGAACACAAAGAAATCTACGAAACCGAAACTTCGGAGCGTTCGTTCGAAGAAGAAACCAAGCTGTCGGGCTTCTCCGCTGCTCCGGTTAAGAACGAAGGCAGCGCCATCGCGTATGACAATGCGCAGGAAGCGTTCACTGCTCGCTATACCCACCAGACCATCGCACTGGGTTTCTCGCTGACCGAGGAAGCTGTTGAGGATAACCTCTACGACTCTCTGTCTTCGCGTTACACCAAGGCGCTGGCTCGTGCCATGGCGTACACCAAGCAGACCAAGGCGGCTGCCACCCTGAATAACGGCTTCGACACCAACTATACTGGTGGTGACGGTAAGCCGCTGTTCTCGGCCACTCATCCGCTGGTGTCTGGTGGTACCAACTCCAACATTCCGACGACTGCCGCCGACCTGAACGAGACTTCCTTGGAAGCCGCCGTTATTCAGATCGCTGGCTGGACTGACGAACGTGGGCTGTTGATCGCCGCCAAGCCGAAGAAGCTGATTATTCCCCCGAGCCTGATGTTTGTTGCCACCCGCCTGCTGGAAACTGAACAGCGCGTTGGTACTGCCGACAACGACATCAACGCCCTGAAGAATAACGGCTCCATCCCGGGCGGTTACTCGGTCAACCACTTCCTGACCGACACCGACGCGTGGTTCCTGACCACGGATGTTCCGAACGGCCTGAAGCACTTTACCCGTGCGCCGCTCGCCAACTCCATGGATGGAGACTTCGATACCGGGAACGTTCGCTATAAGTCTCGCGAGCGCTACAGCTTTGGGTGGTCGGACCCATTGGGTATGTATGGTTCGGCTGGCGCTTAAGCCAACAAAACCAAGTACTTACAAGAAAACCCCGGAAGAAATTCCGGGGTTTTTTGTTGCCCACGTGCGTTACTTGACATGTTGGTCATGGTGTGGTTCGTTACTGTAGCTAAGTCTACTTTAAGGACCATAGATGGAAAACACCGACTACCCGACCAGCCGCGCAGACGCTAAACGTCTGAATTCTAAGTACTATTTCACTGGGGAGCCCTGCAAGTACGGGCACGTCGCCCTACGCAAAACCAAGGGCATCTGCGTGGAGTGCATGAAAGAAGAGACGCGCTGCGCCGCAGTTAAACGCGCTGCGTACTTTGACGCGTACAATAAGCGTGAAGATGTGAAGGACCGGAAGAATAATTGGTACCTAGCTAACCAAGACAAAGTTAAATCCGCCGCCGCTACTCGCCCTAGGCACGTGATAAATTCTTACGGGAAGGCATGGAAAAAACGTAACCTTGTTTGGGTTCGGGCCGACACCAAAGCCCGCCGTCGCAAGCACCGCGAGGCTACGCCTCCGTGGATTACGCGGGCGCACAAAACCGAAATCCGACAAATATACCAGATCGCCATAACCATGACCCAGACCACAGGGGAGCAATATGTTGTGGACCACATCTGGCCGCTGCGCAGCGAAATAGTTTGTGGTCTGCATGTGCCGTGGAATTTGCGGGTGATGACGCACAAGGAGAATCTTACCAAGTCCAATCTTCTTCCTCCTGATGAAGAAGCTCTTGCATTCCCCCCTAAAACTGCTACCAATTAACACCTAGGCGCAACTCACCCGTACCGACCGGCCTAGCGGACTTGGTAGAGACGATACGGGGATGTGCTACTACACAGGAGATATACTATGGCACAGACCACTTTTCAGGGGCCAGTCCGGTCCCTCAACGGCTTTATCAACAGCGGTCCCGGCTCGGTTGTAAACCTCGCCAACGGCACCAACACCGTCACGGTTGACGCTGCCACCTACGCTGGTCGCATTACCCGTACCAACGACGCCACTCTGGTCATCACCCTTCCGGCCATCAATGCCTCGGCTGATGAAGCGTCCGCTGGCCCCGGTTCCGACCCGAACAACCCCAGCACTATCGGCAACAGCTACACGTTCTTTGTGGAAACGACTGCCACCACTTGGCAGTTGAAGACGGACGGCACCGACAAGTTCGTCGGCTCCATCACCATGGTTGCCACTGACGCTGCTGGTGCCTGTACTGCCTACGCCCCCGGCGCGGCCAATGACTGCATTAACTTCAACGGCACCACCACTGGTGGTATCGCTGGTTCGTGGGTCACGGTCACCGCTCTGGCGTCGGCCAAGTACTACGTTCAGGGCGTCACGCTGGGTTCGGGCACGGTTGCTACTCCCTTCGCTGATAGCTAAGGAGTAAGCCCTCATGGCTGATGCAGTAGCATCCCAAACGCTAGTTGATGGTGACCGCGTCGCCGTCATGAAGTTCACGAACATTTCCGATGGTACCGGCGAAAACAAGGTGCTGAAGGTGGATGTGTCGTCGCTTTCCAGTAATATTGCCGGGAAGGCGTGTACCGGTGTGGACATCACGGACATCATAGTGTGTACGGAAGGTATGGGTATCATCCTGTACTGGGACGCCGACACGGATGTAGTCATCACTACCCTGACCCAGAACTCGGTGTACCGCCTTAAGATGGCGGACTTCGGTGGTTACATAAACAACGCTGGGACGGGTGTTACGGGCGACGTGCTTCTCTCGACTGTGGGGCACACGTCTGGTGACAGCTACACGATCACCTTGAAAATGCTAAAGAAATACGGGTAATCCGGTGGAGCAGGAACAAGGACACACGGTAGCGGGAAGAAAGCTCTTCATCGCGCTACCGGCGTACGACTTTAAGGTCTCGCTCAAGCTCGCCGTGAGCTTAGCCAAATTCGCCATGACCGCCCCTGCGCACGGGGTGGGGGTACAGATTGGCTCTATCTGCGGCTGCTCTGTTGTATCCCGCGCTCGTAATCTTCTGGTTCGGGATTTTCTGGACAGCGACTGCACCGACCTCCTGTTTATTGACAGCGATATCAACTTCGAGTCGGAGGATATCTACCGGCTTTTGGTGTGGGCTTCCCACCCCAAAAAGGGTATCGTTGCTGGTTGTCCGCGTGTCCGTAACGATAGTGCGGTCTATATTGCTACGCTGGATCAAGAAAACGGCAGCCTGACTATGGATGGCCATGGTTTGGTTCGGGCGAAGCGGGTGGCGACCGCCTTTATGATGGTTCGCCGGGACGTCTTCGAAACCTTGGAAAACCGTAACCCGCAGTGGCAGTATTATGATGACCGGAGCGGTAAAACGCTCAGTGCCATCTTTGACTTTAAAGTTACTGCCGAAGGTTATATGGGTGAAGATTACCTGTTCTGCGACAGAACCCGCGAACTTGGTTACGAAATCTGGATCGACCCCTCCATTAAACTTGGGCATATGGGTGTGCAGGAATATTTGGGTGACTTTGGTAAGGACGTTCTTGAACCGATGATCGCTCCCATGAAGGAAGCCGCAGAATGAAAAAGAAATTTGCCGACGGCGGTAACGTCGTAACTTCAGCTTCTCCGGCGAACGCGTTCGCTTCTCCGCAGGCCGGTCTTGGCGCGTTGCCGCAGAATTCTGCGGCGCAGCCTCCGACTTCGCCGTACCCGGCTCCCGCTGGTCCGTTTACCCAGCGCCCCGCTGCGTTCAAGAAGGGCGGCGCGGTCAAGACATTTAAAAAGGGTGGCAGTGTTTCGACGTCCCGTCGTGGTGATGGGTGCGCGACTAAAGGCAGAACGAAGGGAAAATTTCTATGAGTAAGGGTAAACTTCCGGCCTTCATGATGAAGGGCAAGGATAAGATGGCGGACAAGAAGGGCGGCAAGCCGACTTTCGAAAAGGGCAAGATACCCAAGTTCGCCAAGGGTGGTGGGGTTGAGTCTAAAGGTAAAACAAACACCAAAATGGTAAAGATGTAATGCATTCTGTGTATCGCATCGTCAATTTAATCAATGGTAAGTCCTATATTGGGCTTACTAAAGGTTTGGTCGCGAAGCGATGGCAGTCGCACACGAGTAATGCTCGACGTCAGGTGTATCGTTCTCTACTGGGATTGGCAATACGTAAGTACGGGGAGGACATGTTTCGTATTTCTATACTCTCTAGCTGCGATAGCCGTCCAGCGGCGGCAGCGGAAGAAGTACGGCTTATCGCGTTGTTTAAGCCGGAATATAATATGACCCCCGGTGGCGAGGGTACGTTGGGGCTTAAGCATACGGCTGAAGCTCGGGCCAAAATTTCAGCAGCCGGTATAGGTAGGGTGGTGTCTGAAAAGACTCGCGCCGCTCTTTTAGCGGTTAATACGGGGCGTATTGTATCTCCGGAAACACGTAAAAAACTTTCCGAGATTAACATGGGTAAAACCCATAGCGCGGAGACTAAAGCAAAACTAGCCGCGTTGGGGGTAGGGCGTACACTTTCTTCAGACGTGCGTAAAAATATGTCGGCGGCGCAAATAAAAAGAGCCTCCTCTCCTAATTATAAGCCAAGCCCATTCGCAGGGCGTTCCAGAATACCTGTTTGCTGCACGACTGACGGAAATACTTTTGCTTCTGTTTCAGCAGCGGCTAAGTTTTATGGTCTTTCTGTACCTAGCGTAACTCACGTTTGCCGTGGGAAATACAAACACACGGGCGGCTACCACTTTATTTTCGGGGTACATTGATGAGACCGAGCCGAGGCATGGGCATTATCAAATCCTCCAATAAGGGGATGCTGAAGTCGTCTGGAATGCCGAAGGCTCGTACTCTCACCCGTAAGGATGGGGATAAAATTAAGATGTACAAGAAGGGCGGGAAAGTAAGTAAGTGACAACCAGTGACACGCAGACCTTTAATCTTGACCTGAACAACATTCTCGAAGAAGCCTTCGAGCGTGCGGGCCAAGAACTGCGTACTGGTTATGACTTTCGTACCGCGCGCCGCAGCCTGAACCTTCTGACCATTGAGTGGGCGAACAAGGGGATAAACCTTTGGACCATTGAAGAAGGGTCCATCCCAATGGTGCAGGGGCAGATCGAGTACGATCTTCCCGCTGACACCATCGACCTGCTGGATAGCGTTATCCGCACTCAGTCCGGGGTCAACCAGACCGACATTAATATTAGCCGCATCTCTGTTTCTACCTACTCCACTATCCCCAACAAGAACGCGCAGGGTCGTCCGATCCAAGTCTGGATCAACCGCCAGTCTGGTGCGACGGAGCCGGGTGGCGTGGCATACCCCACTATTAATGTGTGGCCGTGCCCGGATCAGTCTTCATACTACACTTATGTATACTGGCGTCTTCGCCGTATTCAGGATGCTGGTACCGGCATCAACACCCAAGACATCCCGTTCCGGTTTCTCCCCGCCATGGTGGCGGGCCTTGCCTACTATCTAGCGATGAAAATCCCGGAAGCGTATCCTAGGCTTGCTGACCTGAAAGCCATTTATGACGAGCAGTTCCAGCTAGCTGCCGACGAAGATCGCGAAAAGGCCCCCTTGCGTCTGGCTCCTCGCCAGATGTTTTTCTAGGAGGGGACCATGCCAAACCCATTTGCCTCTGGTAAGCGCAGCATCGCGATGTGCGATAGATGCGGTTTTCAGTACAAGCGCAGTGAACTTCGTGAACTCGTCATCAAGACTAAGAACACGAATATTCAGGTTTGCCCCACATGCTGGGAGCCGGATCAACCGCAGCTTCAGTTGGGTATGTACCCTGTCGATGACCCGCAGGGTATCCGTAACCCGCGCCCGGACACGACATACAGTCAGGCTGGTTTGACTGGACTACAAATTTTGACTGTTTCTCCTCCCAACCCGAGCGACGAAGACGCGTTCGGCACGCCGTCCGGCGGTAGCCGTGTGATCGGATGGGGGTGGAATCCTGTGGGGCTGAACAACCCCCTTCAACTTTCCGGGCTTGTTGATAATCTACAAGCCACAGGCGCTGTTGGTACAGTGACTGTAACTACTTCCTAGGAGCACGATATGGCCGAGCACAACGATAAAAACGAGTACAACAAGCGGATGCCGAAGTCAGTTTCGGTGCCGAAGGGTAATGGCTACCCGAACAACATCAAGAACACCCAGACCCTGCGTACGCGTGGTACCAAAAATACCACTCGCGGAAACAGCAGCAGCACGAAGATGGGCTAAGTGAACTACACCGAACTTTCCGCAACAATTCAGGCGTACGTAGAAAACGACTTTCCTGACACGGAAGGTTCGGGTGGTCTTACGTCTGCGGAACAGATCGCGACTTTTGTTCGGGAGGCCGAACAGCGTGTCTATAATAACGTGCAAATCCTAGATTTGCGGAAGAACGTCACCGGTAGCGTCACTACTAATAACAAGTATCTGACGGTCCCGACTGACTGGCTGGCTAACTTCTCCCTTGCGGTCATAGACCCGGTTACTGGCGAGTATGACTACTTGCTTAACAAAGACGTTTCTTATATCCGTTCCGCTTTCCCATTTCCGTCAGTGACCGGCAAACCAACGCATTACGCGATGTTTGACCAGAATTCATACATCTTAGGCCCAACACCGGATGATGATTATGAGATGGAGCTACATTATTTTTACTACCCAGCATCCATCGTTGACGCCGGGACTTCGTGGCTGGGCGACAACTTTGATTCAGTCCTGCTTTATGGCTCTCTTCTGGAAGCGGGGACTTTTATGAAGTCTGAAGCAGACACAATGGGGATATACCAGAAGCGGTACGACGAGGCGCTGGCGCTTCTCAAAGAGCTGGGCGAAGGCAAAAATAGACAGGACAATTTCCGGACACAGCAGATACGGTACCCAGTCAGATGATGAACGTTGCAACAGGTGAAATTGGAAGCGTGCTGGTAGAGACCACCCAGAACCGTGGGGCAACTCCGGAGGAGTTGGCTGAACGCGCCACCAATAAGATCATCCAAGTTGGCGGTAAGTCCCACCCTGCTGTAACCGCGCAGGCTCTTGCCTTCCGCGAAGAAATCTACGTCGCGCTTCTCTTTTACTTCCGGGAAGCAGTTAATTCTCACAAGGTCACTCTGGTTCACCGCTTCAAGGAAGCCGGGCATCCGGAGTTAATCCGTCTGCTAGACGAATAGGAAAATAAAATGGCTCTTTCGCAGTCTATGGCTACTTCATTCCGCGCCCAAATCCTTCTGGCGGTACACGACTTCCGCCCGTCTGCGGATAGCGGGGCTAGCGTCTTCAAGCTGGCGCTGTATTCGTCCTCGGCCACGCTGGATGCCAATACCACGGCATACACTTCTTCTGGCGAAGTCACTGGTACCAACTACACTGCTGGCGGCGCTTCGCTGACTAACCTCGGGGTTACCGCGACGAACACTAACGCCACAGCGGGTACTGGCTGGGTGGACTTCAGCGACCTGACGTTTGCCAACGCCACCATCACCGCGCGCGGCGCTCTTATATACAACAGCACCCCCAAGGCAAACAGCAACGCCAACACCACTCTTACCAATGCGGCTGTAGCGGTGTTGGATTTTGGTTCTGACAAGACATCTACGGCTGGCAACTTCACCATCATCTTCCCTGCCGCCACCAACACCACGGCTATTCTCAGGATTGCGTAAATGGCGTTAGTTCTCGCTGACCGCGTAAGGGACTCGACTACCACAACGGGCACAGGGACTGTGACCCTGAGTGGAACTGCGCCTACCGGCTACCAGAACTTCTCCGTCATTGGGAACGCCAATACCACTTTCTACACCATCCAAGGCTCCACGACTGAGTGGGAAGTTGGTATTGGAACTTATACGTCTTCAGGTACCACCCTCTCCCGGGATACTGTTCTCTCGTCTTCTAACTCCGGCTCTGCGGTTAACTTCTCCGCTGGCACCAAAAGCGTGTTCTGCGACCTGCCATCTTCGAAGGTGGTGTACAATGGCGGCCCGCTCGGTACTCCCTCTTCCGGCACCGCCACGAACCTGACCGGCACCGCGTCCATCAATATCAACGGCACGGTGGGCGCGACAACGCCGACAACGGGCGCTTTCACCACGCTGTCTGCTTCGGGCCTGCTGACCAGCAGCGCAAATGGCGCGGCATCGACGCCAAACCATATTGGCACCGGGACCGTATTCACGGGCGGCACCGGGACAACGACATTCCCTTATTGGTTCATCCAGCCCACCGGCACCGCCGCAGTTACTACATGGTCAACGTCTGGGACCGCGCTGGGCATGAACCTTACGAGCGGGTTTGTGGGAAATTTTATTGACTTCCGCGTTGCCGGGGCGGCCACAACTTTCCGTGTCACGGCGGCTGGCGTTGTTACCACTGGTGGAACAATCGCCAGTGGCGGCAACGTCTCTGGCAGCTCGTTCATCGCCGGTTCCAACTATTCCATCACAAGCAAGTCAGTTCTGTCGTCCGCGTCGGACGGCATCTGGAATATGTCTAACAACGCCGGGACGGACTTTTCCCGTCTCCAATTCGGCGGTACGACTTCCAGCTTCCCGGCCCTGAAGCGCAGCAGCACGACAATTGCAGTCCGCCTTGCCGATGACAGCGCCGACGCGCCGCTCACTGCGTCCACCCTGTCTGCTTCCGGCGCGTCCATCTCCTCCGGCACAGCCTCCACCACCCAAGGCTCGCTGGTCCTTCACAACACCACCGCGAACTCCACCACCATCAAATCTTCCAACAGCGCGACGATGGCCTACACCATCACGCTGCCGGTAGACGATGGTACCAGCGGTCAGGTGCTTTCGACGAATGGGTCTGGCGTTACGTCGTGGACCACGGCTGCTACCCAGACCTCCGGCGATTTTGCCACGCTTCCGACCGTTTCCAGCACGGGCGGCGGTAACTCGATCACCTACACCACGCAGACAGCGAAGTATGTGCTGACGGGCAAAACAGTCACTGATGAAGTTTCGATAGAAATTAACACAGCGAGCGGAGGGTCTGGAAGCTCACAGATAAATAACGCCCTTTCAAACGCGCCGCTGACTGACGTTTCTTGCGCCATTGGGGACTTCTCGGCACCGGCTGGCCTGTCATCTCCAACGCAATGGCTGACGCTTGTTGTCCTTGCCGGAACTACAACCGGGCTTCTGTACGGTCACAATGTAACGACGCCATCGCGTACACGCATCACAAACAGCAATTTTTCAGCAGCCGGTAATGTCATCAAATATTCCGCCACCTATCAAATCCCATGATCCAGATTGATATAAAAAACACCGGCACCGAAGCATTCACGATTGCCCCGGGCGCGACGGTCACGCTTGAAGTTAGCGGTGGCGATCCGCCGCCTTCCAGTGGCACGCTCGCCCCTGCGGTTGCAGCCTGGAACACGGCGCACGCGAACGACCATGTGATTACAGGCGGGCTTGACCCGTACGCCACGGATACCGGGCTTGGCACCGGGTCCGGTGGCGGCACGTTCTTTGACTTGGCCCTGACACGCGCCATTCGCCAGATCGGCACCATCAACGCCGTGCGGTTTAATTTGAGCGCCCTTGGCCCGATCCGGTTTCAGATATGGCGTCCCGATGGGGCTGGTCATCTGTCGCTGATCGAGGAAACCGCGACATTTACCCCCAGCGCGACGGGCGAGCAGCTTTACGTCTTGCCCACTCCGCTCACGTTGGCGCAGCCGGGCGATGTTCCCGGCATCTGGGGCGATGATGCGACCTTGCGCTGCAAGCAGGTCACGACGCTGGAAACCGGCTGGGCCGCTGGCGCGCCGACCAGCATCACGCTTGCCGATGTCCCGACTGGCTACCAATACAATCGCATTCTTGGCCTGACATTCTATGGCCCGCCGCCGTTCATTGCCGCGCAGGGCGATAGCATTGACGCAGGGCATGGAAGCCCGTTTTACCGCACGCATCTTGACGGTGGCCCGTCCGGTGATCCGACCGGCGAGCCCCTCTACCATCTCCGCGCCGCCGTTTCCGGTCTGACCACCCAGAACTTTGCCAAGGGTTCAATGGGCTGGGAATGGGCTGCCGCTAACGTCTCCAAGATGGCTGCGGTTTCGCCGCGCGTCGCCATATTCGGCGCGGGCATCAATGATCTGGCTCGTAGCTGGTCCGCCGTGAGCGCTGATATGGCGACCTGCAAGGCTGGTCTGCCGTCTGGGACCAAGATGATGGTCCGCGAGATGACGCCCGACAATGCAGCGGCAAGTGGCGCGGTCAAGGCGAGAAACGACCAGACTGCTGCGTGGTGTACCGCCAATGGTGCGGTCCTGATCCCGTGCCATGACGCAATGGCACAGACCCGCACCAGCACTGGCTTGTTGGAAGACTTGAAATCCACGTACGACTGCGGCGACGGCATCCATCACAATCTGGCGGGTAAGCAGAAAATGGCTGAACTGGAACTGGCCGTCCTAGACACTTTCCCTTGGTAGAAAAGGAAAATAGCATGAGCAATTTCCAAGATCGCATCAATGAAGAATACGGTGCCGTGTCGGCATATATCGCCAAGCACCCCAAAGGCTGCGTTATCCTAGCTGCGGCGGTGTTCTTCCTGCTGGGGCTGTTGTTCTAAATGAACTTTGAGTTCTGGGACAAGATTGACGAGATCGTGGCGAGTTTTGCTCGTCCATGGCAGCAATATGTCTGCTCTACTTCCATCGCGTTTTCTCTTGTTTATGCTGTGGTAACTAAAGCAGACGCGCTTGTGGTTGGAGCTATCGTCGTTCCATGTGCTGGGCTCGCTGGCTGGTCCGCTACACTGCGTTCTACAGATAAAAAAACTCAGGCAACTGTCGAAATCGCCAAGAACCGCCCGTCTCCCGATACAACCGTGGAGGCCAAACTATGAACTTGTATTTAGTTGGTGGTATTTTGGCGGCGTTTATTCTGTACTCCGGCATAGGCGGGTATATGGTTTATAACCGTGGCAAGGACGATCAGGCGAACTACCAACTTAAAGTAGACTTTGCTCAGGCGCAGAAAGACCTTGAGGACGGGCAGAAAAACAATGACCGGGCTAACACGGCTGGGCAGAACTTCGAAAACCAGAAACCGCAAATTGTGGAGCGCGTGCGTGAAAGAACCCGTGAAATTATCATTCCGCCTGACGCTGACCCTTTTGTGCCTGTGTGGTTTGTCCGCATGCAACACCGTCTCTCCCGCGACGAACCCCTTGTTGACCCCTATCCCGGCGAATCTGATGCCGCACTTTCCAGAACTAGACTGTCTGGAACCAGAGAAATGCTTACCGGCTGGGCCCAAAAGTACGACACCTGTCGCGCAGCGGTCGATGGTATTCGTGAGTTAAAACCTGTCCTTCCTCCCCCTCCGCCTGAACCTTCTTTCTTCGACAAACTGAACCCCTTTTAGGGTAAACGAGAAGACCAATGACCAATGGCACAAGACCCAAACAGGCTCGACGCAAGAGTGAGCGTATTGGAAAGCGTGACGGTGCAACACACAAACATGCTGGGGGAACACGCGCGCTCGCTAAAGGAGACAGAGGAGCAGTCGCAGAAGACCAAGGAGCGGCTGGACTTCCATGTGAACTTCGTGAAGGGGGCAATGTGGGTGTTGGTGCCGCTAGGTACAATCCTGACATTTATCTTGTCGCAGGCAAAGGACCTTATCGCGGGTGTTCTGTCCAAATGACGGTCTGGGGCGCAGCCATCACTGTCGGCATCGCATTTACCGCCGTGATGGGTCATATCTTCGGCATTCGTGAGTTGACCACGTTCGGCAACCGCGTCCCCATGGGCGGCGTGTCTGTCTTGTTTTTGTGCGCGTTGAGCTATGTCGCCATCAGGTCGCTTGACGATGACCACTTTGCTTGGTGGGCGCTGCCGCTGGCCGTGCTGGCATGGCTTGGGGTGTTTGCGCGGCTGACGGGGATCGGCCTGTATCGGATAGACCCACTGGTTAACATCTCCAGCTTCCCGGCCATGTCCTGCTACCTGTTGATAGCTTGGGGTATCCTGTTCCGGCACCCGCCCGTGGCTAGGGCTGTGCCGCTGGCCGGGGCTATTTTTATCGCCGCTGTTTCAGCTATGGCGCACTGGCCGGGGCTGGTTGAGCGCACCATGATTGGAACGCACTACATGTCCCTGCCCAGCGCCTTTGCGATTATGGCGCTTGCTGGCGGACTGCTGATTGATGTAGGGGCAAAGCCGTTCCGTGGCTGGCGGGAGATGTTTCCGGTATGAAAGAGACCTTTGACCGCGCACTCCGTTTGCTTCTCAAGCATGAGGGAGGTTACGTCAACCACCCGAAAGACCCGGGTGGCATGACGAACCTCGGTGTTACAAAGAAAACGTGGGAGGGTTGGGTTGGACACGCGGTTACTGAACACGAAATACGTTCGCTTACCCCGGAAAAAGTAGCCCCACTTTATAAGGAACGGTACTGGGATGCTGTTCGCGGGGACGAGCTTCCACCCGGAGTTGACTACTGCATGTTCGACGCCGCAGTAAATTCAGGCCCCAACAAGGCCGTAAAATTACTCCAAGATGCACTTGGTGTTAGTATGGACGGTGTGTTTGGTCCCGGCACCCTTGGCGCGCTGCGTCAGCAGGATGCTATCGCTTTGATTGCGGCGTTTACTACTGCTAGGTTAGACTTTCTGCACCGGCTTCCCACATGGACTTCTTTTGGGAAGGGGTGGCAGCGTCGGGTGGAAGAAGTAGAAACACACGCCAAGGGGATGGTTAAGCGGTAATGTTCGGGTCTGGCCCTTTTTCTGAAGTACCGTTCTGCTCCCTGTACGGAGGCGAGTTCGTCTACCCTGATGGGCTGTCAGCAGATGGGCTACTTGGATTGGTTACTATTTCTGCCGACGGCTCTGTTGATGTTACCGGGTTGGAAGCCCTTGGTTTTGTTGGTACAGTTAGCGCTACAGGTGGCGCTGGAGTAGACGTTACCGGGCTGCAAGCCGTTGGTTATGTTAGTGGTGTGTTGGTTTGGGGTATTATCCCGACTACCCAAACTCCCGGTTGGGTAGCGATTGACGATAGCGAAACTACAGTTTGGACACAGGTTCCGACGTAAGGAAGTAAAATGGCTAGTACCTACAGCGCGCTAAAACTCCAGTTGATGGCCACGGGTGAAAACCTCGCTACGTGGGGTAGTGTTACAAACGTTAACCTCGGCACTGCTCTGGAAGAGATGGTAGCCGGTTCTGCTGATGTCACCTTCGCCAGTGGTACAGTTACCCTTACCTTGACCGACACTAATGCTACTCAGACAGCTCGCAACATGCGGCTCAACCTGACGGGTACCTCTGGCGGAGCGCAGAACCTCGTCGTTCCCGCTGTTGAGAAAGTTTACATAGTCAAGAATGGGTGCGCGGATACCATTACCATCAAGAACGCTACTGGTACTGGTGTCGCCATCCCCGCCGGTAAGTCTTGTTGGGTATACAACGACGGTACGAATGTTACTTCCGCCGTCAATTTTATGCCGCTGTCTACTACACTTGGGTTTGCAGCTACCAACATCGCTGGCGGTACCCAGTCTGTTTCCACAGGCGTTGTTACCCAGGTTAACCTCGGCACTGAACTTTACGACGTTGGTGGTACTTTCACCGGCAGCACCCACACTCCCACAACCGCTGGTGTATATGAATACACAGGTACGGTTGCTATGGGTAGTGGTGGTAGCCTCGTTCGCTCCGAAGCGTTCCTCTACAAGAACGGCGCTTTGTATTCGCAGTTGGGAGGGGCTAACGGTCTGTCTGGCTCTGGTAGCAGTGCCGCCGCTGGTGGCACCTTAGCTGTTTCAATGAACGGCTCTACGGATACGATGGCTTTGCATGCGGTATGCACTGCCACAAGCCCCACGTTTCTTGGAGTTGCTACTTCTGGTGTTTGTTATTTCAGCGGTAAGTTGGTTAGCACGTAATGCCCCTTATTAAGCTTCAGTTCAAACCGGGTGTTAACCGGGACCAGACGGACTATACCGGCGAAGGCGGCTGGTATGAGTGCGATAAAATTCGTTTTAGGTCTGGGTCTCCAGAGAAGATAGGTGGCTGGACTAAGACTACCCCAAACACGTTTCTTGGAACATGCCGTCAGATGTGGAACTGGATAACCAGTTTCTCGGATAACTTCTTGGCGCTCGGTACTAACCTCAAGCTTTATATAGAAGTGGGCGGGTACTTCTACGACATCACGCCGCTGCGTACTACTTTAGCAACACCCAATACTGATAACTGCGTCCAGACGGGCAACGGGTCTACTACTGTAACGATCAATCTAGGCACCGCGCATGGTGCTGCATCCGGAGATTACGTCACTATTTCTGGTGTAACCGGGGTTGTTGGCGGTATTCCGAACGCGGATATAAATACAAACCACGAAATTACGGTTACCGATACCGACTCTTTCACCATACAGGTAGCCACCGCTGCTACATCTACTGTGGCTTCTGGCGGCGGAACGGCGATAACTATAGAGTTTGAAATAACGCCGGGGTACGCCTCCGCTACTTATGGTTACGGTTGGGGTACTGGCACATGGGGGCGCGATGCGTGGGGTTTGGGGTCTTCTGTACCTGTCCTTTTTCCTCAGCGTGACTGGTGGTTGGATAATTTTGACAACGATCTTGTGGCTAATATCCGTAACGGTGCTGTGTATTATTGGGAGCGTGGGACAGCTACTGACCCATCGTCTGCGTTAGAAACTCGTGCTGTAACTCTGCAAACCATCGCCACGGCTGGCGGGTACGACCCGAACGCGGTTCCAGTCAAAGTCATGCAGACGTTGGTATCCCAGCAGAACAAACACTTGTTGGCGTTCGGCGCGGTGCCGCTTGGTAGTGTTGACCCTGATGATTTTGACCCCTTGCTTATCCGGTGGGCCGATCAGGACAATCCCGGCCAGTGGGAAGACGGGGTTACCAACTCGGCAGGCTCCCTGCGTATTTCTCGCGGGTCTCGCATCATTAGGGCTATGCCTGTCCGGCAGGAAATACTGGTTTGGTCGGATTCCAACCTATACACTCTTCAGTTCACTGGTACTACAGACGTATTCGCGCTTCAGGAATACGCGGACAACATCTCTATAATGTCCCCACGCGCTTGCGCGTCTGTGTCGGGGGTTACTTACTGGATGGGGCACGACAAGTTCTATTCATATTCCGGGCGTGTCGATACTGTGTCATGCACCCTTCGCAATTATGTATTCCAAGATATCAACCTAGACCAATGCGATCAGGTGGTGTCTGGCACTAACGAAGAGTGGAACGAGGTTTGGTGGTTTTACCCTAGCGCGGAATCCAACTGGAACGACCGGTACGTGGTACTGAACTATTTAGACCCCGGCAACTTGCTTTGGTATTACGGAACCATGGAACGCACGGCGTGGTTGGACTCCCCCCTGCGCCAAAACGTGCAGGCGTGTACTACTGCTGAAAGCGCAACTACCGGTTACTTATACAACCACGAAAGCGGCGTTGATGCGGACGGCGTTGCCATGGAAGCGTATATCCAATCCAATGACTTCGACGTCGGTGATGGCGACCAGTTTATGCTGTCTCGTCGTATTATCCCGGATGTTGGGTTCGCAGGGTCCACTGCTACTTCTCCCGAAGTTACTATGGAGCTTCGCACCCGTAACTTCCCGGGGTCTTCCTTGACTGCTGACGCAGAAGATAACGCCCGGGTGATTTCCACCACAGTCGGAGATTACACCAATCAAGTTTTCTTGCGGGCCCGGTCTCGTCAGATGGCGTTGAAGGTGATGTCGGATACTCTTGGAGTGCAGTGGCAGCTTGGTTCTCCTCGTCTTGATGTTCGCACGGATGGACGTCGCTAATGGCCCTTAAAAACTTCCGTATGTCGCCACTGCCGCGTCCCCCGAAGGACTACGATCCTCAGTTCTTTCAGCAGTTTATGCGGACGCTGGAGATGTACTTTTCCCAGCTTGATTCTCAGGCTCCTAACAGCGCTCAGACGTATACCGCTGATTATTTTATTACTGGTTCGTACGGGGTTTTGGCCGATTTACCTCCGGCGGCGGACTACAAGGGGGCTAGGACTTTTATCACGGACGCAGCGGCGGCACCGGTTTACCGGGCTGTTGCTACGGGCGGTGGGGCTATCTTTTTACCCGTGTTTTCGGATGGGACGAACTGGCGAAACGGTTGATTTTTCTACCCTTTTATGTATAACAAGTTAACTGCTTCTAGGGTTATGGGGCATGCAGGCGTTAGCCAACCAAATTCAAGCACAGGGTAGGGGTAACGACTCAGTCCTAGTGCATATGACGCCCGG